GGGGGGGGGGCGGCCCCCCCCCCCCGCACGACCCGCCGCCATCACACCCCTTACTAAGCAAAGAAACCATAAAGACGGCAAAAATTATCCAAAGTACTTTCTTGGTAGGCTTGGTAGGAGTTGTTGGTTTGATTTTTACGCCTTTTTGTTGTTTAGCTTCCACACTCGCTAATGTTTGGCGCTGTATCCAGTTCAGCCTACGGACTTCCAAATCTTGCGGTTCATCAAATAACGCGGTACGTAATGTTTTGATAAATGCATCATTTTGCTCTATCAGTAACCGCCTACCATCAAATAGGTGGATTTCAATCACGCCGCCGCTTTCTTCGCTATATGATTCAATATCGATTAGATAAATCTTTGTTTTCATATTAAAAGCAATAAACTTATCATTATAAGCGGCAGGAGATTTAGGGAAGTCGCCAGCCAGTACTTTAATTAAACGCGCCATCTTCTAGCTCTCTTGTGTAGTTGGGGGATATTACGAAATCTTAACAAAACCATTACAACCGTTCAAACAACAGCTCGAAATCTTCCCCTGCCAGTTTGCGGATTTCCTCCAACCAGTACATCAGCCCTTTATCTGTTTGGGTGTGGACTACTCGTTCGCCGTGGATAGCAAACGCCTGCTGTAGCTGCTCTTCGTAGTCTGCCTGAGATTTTGCGCCCATGCCGAACGATACCTTAATCATCTTTTGCATGGCCTGCGGGACTTTGCCCCATGCGGTCAAGCCAAGCCAAAAGGCATCTTCGCCGTATTGATATGCGGTTTTGCTCTCTTGCTGTTGTTGCGGTTGCGGCTCGCCTTGGTAGCGGTGCTCGATGCTCAAACAATGCGAGCGGGCGCGAACATCACGATAACGGCGCTCGAAGGCTTGGGCGTAATCAATCATCAGCTCTAAATTGTTCATGCTATTTCCTGTTCATCTGTTTGGATAGTAGTTTCTTGATACAGCGGCGTTTCATTATTCGATACCAGCGGCTTGCTCGGATTCTCTCTTTGCGCTGCCGCTGGGCTTCACGGCGGGCTACTTCATCAAAGGTCGGGTCTTTGTAGGTTTGTGCCATTCAGAACCCCCAAATAATTCCAAATTCCTGCGCCGCCCATGCTTGGATGCGGTTTTGGTAATCGGTCATTTCGCCGGTGTTGAGGGTGGTGGTCGATATACCGATTTGCGATCCGTCCGGCAGCTCTTCGCAGCCGATAAATTGGCGTTTGCAGTATTCGTGCCACGCATCCTGACTGAACTGCTTGCCGGATACCCAAGCCTGCTCGGCCAAGGTCTGATAAATCTTCCACAGGCGGCGGTTTTGCTCGGTGCTACGTTTGGATTTGTGCGGGCGGATAGTGATTTCCAAGTCCGGGTTTTCTTGCAGCCAGCCTTGCAGGTTGTTCCAGATGGTTGTCATCAGCGGGCGCATATTTTGGAGTTGTAGACGGTAGGTTACGGATTGCATTCTTCAAGCTCCCTCACTTTTTTCCGATACGTCGCCGCCAGTTCGCGCAGATCCGGCTTACCGTAATGCTTCTCCGATTGGTCGGCTTCGATGCGTTCCACTTCCGCCAGCCCAATGCGTTCAATCAAACCTTGGCGATACGCCACCACATTGCCGGATAGGTGGCAATTACAGTGTTTGCATTGTCCGTGCACGTTGCTTTCATCAAAGCGCAGATGGGGCGAACTGCCCACGCTGCGGTAATGCCCCGCGTCATAGCTGTTCGGTTCGCCGCCTAATGGCTTGCCACAGCTAATGCAAGGCTTACCCCTATCCCGTAGCCTGATGTAACGGTTGAACGACTGCTGCGCCTTCTTTGTCAGTTCCGGCACCGTCTCCAGCCGATGCCGCAGTGCCTTGGTTCTTGCCCGCTCCTTGCGCTTGGCTTCCTGTTCCGACTTGATGGCCGCCTTGCGCTTCTGCTCGCGCTGATACTCAATCCCGCAAGCTGGGGAGCAGACAAACTGCAACGGCCTCTGCTTTTCAAACACCGTGCCGCATACCTTGCATTTACGCTTGGCCATCTTGCCTCATCCCGCGCAAAATCGCCCAGTAGCGTAATGGATATAACATGATGCTTTCCTTGTTTTCGTACCAACATGAAATTACAAATAGCCACGCACCAACTAAAGCAAACATTACAAACAGCAGCACAAACATAAGCGGCACAAGCAGCGGAGCAGTTAGGGCGTACAGCCATCTGCGCTGCTCGTAGCGTTTCAAAAATTCATCAATGGATTCCATGTTGTTTTCCTTTGTGGTATTCAGTGCATTTCACGGCCTTCACGCCGCCTCAAACAATGGCAGGCTGCACGGGAAATAGTGTTTTTTGCCGTACTTCTCCGCCTGTATCAGGTTGCACAAACGATTACAGAAATCGTCAAACTCGGACGGCGGCCAGCCCTCTATTTCGCACACAAGTTTGCTGATTCTCAATTCACCGACAATCCGCGTTGCCGCCGCGTCGCGGCAATCGTGCTCCAGCTGGACGGGGTCTACTCCCTCTTTCGGCGGCTCGGGCGGTTGCGTGGTCTGCCAAAGCTCCGTATCAATCCGCCAAACATCAGCGGCCAGCAGGGTATTGGTTTTGCAGTCGTACAACTCCCTGGTGCAGGTGTCGACTGTTTTGTCTTTATCCAAAACCAGCAGCAACACCTCAATCGGCGTGTCTTCAAACGCATTCTGGATACGGTTTATTTCTACCAAGCTGTTGCCGACAATCTCGCGGAAACGCTGCTCGGTTTTGCGGTAGGCGATGCCGGGCGGCAGGATGAAAAAGCCGAAGCGGTGGGCGGTTCCCCTTCCTTTCAATACAAAGATTTCATCCATCACGCCTGACTTTTTCCATGGAAATTCGTGCATCACGCAAACCTTTTCCTCTTTGCTCAGGTCTTTGAACTTGATGGAAAACGGCGGATTCATCACCGTGCAGCCGCGCGTGGTGTTGTTCGGATAGCGGAAAAAACTCATGTTCGACACCTTGGCGGCGGGATAGTTTTGCCGCAAAGCCGCGCAGGCTTCTGCCTGTATCTCGACGGCGCGGAACTCGGACGGTTCGATGTACTGTTCCAACTGCCCGCTGCCGGCCGCGCCGTCAAACACTCTGGGATGCCGGCCGCAGTATTTTTCTACTTTAGCGGCGAGGTAGCGGCGCAGGCTCTCGCCGGTGATGTATTCGGCGAAGCGGTCTGCTTTTTTTCGGTTATTGTGTTCTTGAAAGGTCATGGGTTTTTGTCCATTCTCTGGCTTGTTCTGGGCTGGGAAAACGTTTGCGTATGCGGCGGATGCGCTGCAATTTCCCATCGGCGTCATGCTGCCAAATGCTGATTTCGCCGCGCCAGCAGTCATGCCGCTTGTGTTTGATGCCGTGCTTGAAGCCTTTGGTACTGGAATCGTGATAAACATAAGTCCTGATATGCTTTTTCATCTCACACCTCCCATCCCTCGCAGAAACCCCAGCCTTCCTGTTGGTCGTTCCCATCCCATCCATCACGTTGTTTCATTTCATTTCCTCACTTTCTCCAAAATCTCTTCACGGGTCGGCGCACCGGATAAGGCAGTCAGCTGGTGCAGCATCTTCTCTTGCAGCTTCCTACTTGGCCGGCAGCGGCGGACTTGTTCGGCACAGCAGGCCGGGCAGCGGAAGTTCAGCACAGAGCCGGTTGGCGGGCAGCAGGGGCAGGTATTAGACGTTAAACGGGTCATCTTCCACCTCCTGCTCAACCTGTGCTGGGGCTTCCCACGGATCGGGCTGATCCACAAACCGCTGATATTGCCCCTGCCAACCGACAATGACTGTTCCGCGCTCGCCGTCTCGATTCTTAGCCAAAATTAAGTTCGGCTTCGTTTTGGTTCACGCTTGCATCGTAGTAGCCGGGGCGGTAAGGGAAGATGATGATGTTGGCGTTTTGTTCGATGCCGCCTGATTCACGCAGATCAGACATTTGCGGGCGTTTGTCAGGCCGTCCGTTTACCGCACGGGATAACTGCGCCACCAGCAGCACGTGAATATCCAATTCCATAGCCAGCCGTTTTAATCTGGCCGTGATCTCGTCCAGTTCCTGCACCGTGTTTTTGTTCGGGCGCGGCATCAAGTGCAAGTGATCTACCACCAACAAATCCAAGCCTTGCTTACGCTTCATCGCGCGGCATCTGGCTGCCAACCGTTCCACACCCACCATCTCCGTATCGATCAGGAAAGACCAGCTCGCGGATAAATTGACGTAGTCGTTGTAGCGATCCCATTCCTCACGGTTCATCACCGCCGTGCGCAAATGGCCGTAGTCAATCCCAAACTGGGCAGATGCCCCGCGATCAGTCAGATCAGTGGAGTTCATCTCGTAGCTTTGGAAACGTACCTTGAGACCATTACGGGCGCAGCAGCGGGCAATGTTTTCCGCCAGCACAGACTTGCCCATACTTGGCCTCCCGCCGATCACAGTCAGATCACCACGGCGCAGGCCGTTGGTGTATTCGTTGAGTTTCGGCAGCCCGGTATCAAACCCGATCAAGCCGCGCCGCCCGCTGTCGAACAATTCCTGTTTGTAGCGGATGCCTTCGCGCAAAGCCTCGATGTAGGTGCGCTCTTCGTTGATTTGCGCCGCCTGGTTTGCAATCTCCGTCAGCAGCGATACAGCTTCAGCCTGCCGGTCAGATACGCTGCGCCCTTCGCGTTCGATGGCTAGATCCCGGATCTTCCCCGATGCCAGCAGCATTTGCCGTTCGGCATAACGATCCAGCACGATTTGCACATGGCGCTTGATGGCGTGGGCGGATGCAGTGTTGTTGTATAGGTCGATGAAGTACCCCATATCCATTGACTGATCACATTCCCGCTGGCGTAGGAAGTCATCCAAGGTCACTACGTCCACCCCGATATTCGCGGCAACCATATCGCAGATCGCCTGCCACACCACCTGATGGCCGATATGGAAAAACATTTCAGGCCGCAGCTGGACGCATTCGTCAAACGCCGCATTGTTTACCAACACCCCGCCGATCACCATTTGTTCGGCTTCGATGCTGGACGGCACTTGCAATACGCCAACGTCTTCAATCAAATTAGGCTGCATGCTTCATCTCCTCACGTTTGGCCGGCCGCCACTCCAAAATTTTCACGAAATTAGACTGCTTCACGATCCAGTCGAAATCAGCCGTCCACTCAATCCCGCTGCCGCCACACCAGCGTTCATTCAGCAGCACCTTGCGGAAAAACTTACGCCACCAAACCAAACCGCTTTCACGATCCGAATAGCGCACTTCGCCGGTTAGGGTTTTTGAATTCAGGAATTGCAACCAACGAGCATTCACCGCCTTGATCCGGCTGTCCGTGATTTTCTGCACCGCCGGCAGGGTGCCGGCCGGTTCCTCGTTGTAAATCGCCCCCCCCCCGCTCTCCCGAGCTTCATAGCGGCGGCGTGGTTTGGCAGTAGTCGGTTTTTGATCATCACCGATCACACCCGCCAAGCCGTCAGGATTGGCAGACGCGACAGCGTCCACTTTTGGGGGACTATAGGGGGTATTTATATAATCACTAGTATTATTATCTGTCGGATTTATTTCCGAGCTTTCTCGGATTTCGTTCCGAGCTTCGGATTTATTTCCGCCGTTCGGATTTATTTCCGTCTCTTTGATTTCATTATTCTTTTCTTGATTATCGATTAAACCGTCATCTTCCCCTGTCTTAACAGTTTCGGATTTATTTCCGAGCGCCGGATTTAAATCCGAGCAACGGAACGACCATGTTTTACCTTTAGCGGTCAGCGCCACAACATCCTTATCGCCAACCTTGGCATAATCGATCAAGCCGCGTTTCTGCAAATCTTTCAGATGGCGGTACACGGTATCGGCTTTGCTGTAATACAAAGGCAATTCTTGGCACACCTTTTCACGCGCTACCCAGTAAAACACCATACCATCGATCACAATTTCTTCTGCCCAAGTGGACAAACTCACCAATAAATCGAATAACGCCCCTTGAGTAGCATTAATCCCCCACTCCAGGCATTTATCGTTGTTGATAAAACTAGACCGTTTCATAATGCACCCTCCCGGCGCAAAGCTTCTTCTGATCGGCGCACCATTCGCGCCACTTGTTGCGGCGAACGGTTGGCAATTTCTGCGCGGAATAACTCATACAATTTGAACTTTTCATCTTGTTTGGTTGCAGCAACCAACCGCCGCCCAATCTGCTTAATCCGCCGTTCACGAAGTAAATCTTCAATGCGCTGTTTCATTTCCGCGCTCCTACTGCCGCACACATCTTGCGGCTGCAAAAATTGCACCATGACAACGGCAGCCCCAATTTCAGCGATACCGTCAGCAGCCGTGTCCAAAGCCATTCAGCCTTGCTTTGTGTCGTTTTATTTGCCATAATTAAGCTTCCTTTATATTTCGTTAATATCCTTTGCCCGCATTCCCGTGCGGGCTTCTTTTTACCCGTCTGTCCGGGCTGCCAAACGTCTTTCCGCTTTGTCTGCCGTGGTAGAATGGCTGTCTCTCACAACAACCGACCACGAAACCATGTTGTCATCCATTGCTTCCGCTTTTGCCGCGCTGAAACAAGCGGGCGAGGTTCTCCAAACTTTTCAAAACGCCAAAACGGAGATGGAAATTCATCAAAAGACGACCGAGCTTTACGGCATCATCTCCAGCATTTACCCCGAACTCATCAGCACCCAAGAAGCGCATGCGTCGGCGAAAAGCCGAATTGCAGAGTTGGAAGGCGAGATTGCTCGTCAGAAAGATTGGGAAGCAGAAAAACAGCGTTACGCGCTGTACCAGCATCCGCTCGGAGCACTGACTTATCGATTGAAGGAGTCGCAGCCCGACGGCGCACCCGTTTACGACCTTTGTACAAACTGCTATCAGGAAGGCGTCAAATCTATCCTGCAATACGCGGGAGCATCTGGTGTGGTTGTTAAACACCGGTGTCCGCGTTGCCGTACCGAATTCCTTACGGGGAATGTTCATTACTAGACCTGTACCTTTCTCATCTATCCGCCCGGCTGGCGAAATATTCAGCCGAGATGCGGCACATCAGCCGATACTCTTCGGCGTTCACAACCACAGCATCTTCAGCCACCACCTTGCCGCCACAGGCCGCAATCATTAGCGCCGCCCGAATTAGCCCGCATTCGTCAGACTTCCAACGGCTCACGGTGGCATCATCCATACCAAGCAGCAGCGCGACTTCGTGCTGTGATTTATCCGCAAGCATTCTCAAAACAGCAGCTTGCAGCTTGTGTGCCTTTGTGATGACTTCTACCGATAATTCAGTCATGGCCTAGCCTGCCACTCTCCGAAACAAATCAGGACGTTCCAGCATTACCCTGGCCGGGATGCCGCGCTTTTTCCAGTTATTCACGCGCTGTGTGCCGATATGTTTCGGGTAGCCCATCAGCCGGGCAACTTCAGCAGAGCCGCCCAGCTTAGAAATTACTTGTTCAGCATTCATTTTGCTTACCTCTTACACAAATACTGGCATTATTAAACACTACGTTTAAACAAAAGTCAAACACTTTGTATAACACATTTTGTTTAATTCGTTGGAAAATACGAGCTATGGATAAAACAATGGAACGGCTGTATGCAGCAGCCAAAGAACTGCATGGGATAGACAAGCAATCAGAGATTGCCCGCATGCTCAACGCTTCATCTCAAACCGTGAAGAATTGGGAAACGCGCGGCATATCAAAGCAAGGGTTTCTTGATATTCAAAGAATTATGGGAATATCCCCAGTCTGGTTGAATTCCGGGGTTGGGGAGATGCGGCACGAGCCGCCAAAAGGAGACGAGATAACCGGCATCCACCGCCCGGCCTTATGGAGCAGCAACGACCCGCTGCCCGAAGAAGATTACACCTTTGCCCCCTACCTCAAAGAGAGTACTTTTACCGGCGGCCACGGCTCATTTTAAATCCCGGATTACAACGGCCTCCCCCCCCCGCTCGGCA